CTTTGGAATTGTTTAAAGCAATTATGTGCAATGTCATGTCTATAAAGATTTGTGGCTTATCTACTGCCAGAGGTGTTAGAGAAGATAGAGTTCTTAAAGCATTCCTGTTTGGCATTGAAGGGAATTATGCCGTCATTAATACTCACCTTATAAGTGAAATGGAGAATATTGTGATTCATATTTCCTTGTCTGGAGATTGGGATAAGAGTCCCTCAGATGCTCAGCAATTGCAGCTTTTTCCCCATTGCATTGAACATTTGGGAGGGGATGTTTCTGTTATTTCCATTGGACGTAGTTTTAGGCGTAAGACGTGTCATCTGATTGATGGTGATTGTCCTAAAGCAATGTCGGGCGTTCTCAGAGATCATCCTATTCGTATTGTTCCCAAGGGTCGTGGTTTTTCCACGGATCCGCGCACTGGTAAGGTTGATTTGCAAGAGATGCTTGAATATAAGTACGAGCATTTTGATGGTTTATGTGGTTATCCTATAGTAGCTGAAGTTGGTGATAAATCATGTGCAGTCATCGGCATACATGCGGCTGGAGGGGTTTCTTGTCCTACCACAGCAGTTGCTGTGCGCCTACAAAAAAGTAAGATTGAGAAAGCCATTGAGACATTGAAAGCTAGAGCACGATTGTTACCTTTGAATTCGCAAGGTGCATATATTATGCCTAGAACTTTGCCTTCTCGCAAGTCCCCTTTTAGGCAAGAATATTTTCCTAATATTCAGTGTATTGGCACCTTGCCAGGTTCTGTTCAGATTAAGAAGTTTTCGAAGCTTGTCAAGTCTGGATACGGTGAAAGTATGCGTGGATTGTTACACAAGGAACTGGATTTTATTCCGACTTTGATTTATGCTGCACCTCCGCTGATGCCTTTCAAGAAAGATGGTGTGTATATTGCGCCTCAGAATAATGCCCTTCGAAAGATGGATATTCCTGTGCCTTTGTACGATTCGGATGTGCTTGATGTTGTTGTGAGGCGCTTTACTAGATATATTATTGAAGGCCTTATATCCAAAGGAGTGCATTTTTTGAGTCCCTTGAGGGTCAAAGATGCGGTTAACGGCACTGAAGATAATCCCTTTTGTAGGAGAGTCAATGCTTCCACGAGTGGTGCTTTTGGTTATCCCGGCAAGAAGGAGAAATATCTTCCGCTGGTAGGAGACACCACACGTGAGCCTGTTGGCCCACTTAAGGATAAAATTGATCAAGAATTGAGAAATTATGGGTTTGGAGAGACTAACCAATACATTTTTAATGTGCAATTCAAGGATGAGCCCCGTGAGATTAGCAAATGTGAGGCTGGAAAGACTCGACCTTTTTATATGTGCGCGCTCAATAATTTGATTGTTGCGCGTGTACTTATGTATGATTTTTATACTAAAATGGTTGAACATTCTGAGGTCTTTTGTTCTGCAATTGGATATAATATGCACACAGACTCTGATAAACTTATTCGAGATTTTCAAGATTTTATCAGTCAGGATATGGAATCCGATGAGGAAATTGATGATGAAGAGTGTGTGCTTGAAGCAGATTTCGCCGGTTTTGATGTTGCTAGCCCTTTTTTCATTGCCAGAGCTGCTGCCACCGTTATTTATAATGTTAATAAGCATTTTGGGTATTCAGCTTTCTCTTTGAAAGCTTTGCAGGGCTTACTTACAGACATGGTTATGCCAATTATCAATATGGACAATGATCTGTTTATTAAGTTGGGTATGCAACCCTCTGGGAATTTGGGTACTGCTGAGAATAATTGTCTTCGTAATGTCATCATGCAAATGTATACGTGGTATAAACATGAGGTTCTTAGGGAATATGATTTCTTTGAGTATGTGTTACCTCGTGTTTACGGAGATGATCTGGCTATG